ATAAGATACACCCACGCCATCACCCTTGGTACGAACTTGCTTATATATACTAACCACGTCACGTTCCATGGTCTGCAACGGATCTTGCATAACCATACAACCAGCGGTGCTTCTAGAAGCGTACTCCATATCGCTAACAGCGGTAGAAGAAGAATGATTCATCATGCTTCTCTCAATCCTTTCCCTTTCGGCCTTTAACGCCTTTTCCTTACAAGTATTACAACCCATAATTATATCTTTAAAATTCAACAATCCACGCAATTAGTAGCCATCTCAAGAAGCTCTCCGACACGATCAATGATCTCATGAGCCGCCTCTATATTATCCAACCTAACGTTAGCTTCCGCTACAGTCATAAGCGTCTCCATCTCCTGTATCTTATTTATAAGATCCTTATCCTTGTCCTCGCATAAGACATCAGTCTTAATCCATAGCCGGTCGAGACGTCTGCGTATAAGATCCGTCTTAAGATACTTGCGACTGAAGCTGTAAGTAGAAGGGCTACCTATGATCTTAATATCATATATACCGTCTGGAAGATCAAGATACTTGACATTACAATCATCGTAATTAAAGCAATTGAGACCTAGTGTTAGGCTGGTAAAGGTATTGACCTGATTCTTGCCAAGAAACAACGTAACGGGGTCGGACATCCCAGGGGTAGTGATCTCGATGATCGCCTTCCTATCCTCCAGCAGCCCCCACTCAGACTCATCCAATACCTGCAATACCTTTGGATCACGTGTCTCTAGTACCTGAAACGACAAGCGGATATCGTTCATGTTAACCTTCTTGTCGTACCGGCACAAGCTATCATCATAACGGGCTTGCATATCAAGATCCGGGATATCGGTATAATATGTCTTGACCTCATGGCCGTTGATAAATACCGATGTTATCTGGCAAACATGAGACCTAGCGACATCAAAAAACACCATCCTTACATTACCCTCATAATCAACGCCCGATGTCGGGTATGTCAATATCTGGGTATTATACTCACCATCGTTACGCCTAGCCACGACAGTAATAACGATAGGTTTCTCTATATCATAATCATCCATGATAATCCTTGCGGCGAACTTATCATGAATTATCTTCGGTATGATATTGATCTGATTCATTTGTATTTCTTTTTCACAAAGATAACTATAAAGACGAATCTTGAAAAATAGATTCAAAAAATAGTACCACATGGATATATCATCAAAAAAAATGTATACATTTGCACTACGGTCGGTTGGATGAGTGGTTTAGTCGGTGGTCTGCAAAACCATATACCTCGGTTCGAATCCGGGACTGACCTCATTTTGGTTTTGGTTGATACGTGGGTAAGGATGAATGGCAAGGGATTATGGTAGATCATAATCCCTTTCTTTTTGGAGGTTCAAAATCTGACTCCCATCTAGCTATATCACTTATCCTGAAATCGTCCATCATAAAATTTCCGTTATCCATACCATCACCTCGTGTATTAATACCTAAGTTATAAGACCTAAGGGAAAGCGTATTATTGGTTTTCGTGTTAATAATAAGTATACCATTAACAAAACATCTTAATATGTCATATTCATTACTGCTTCTGACTATAGCTATATGATACCATTTGTTTGCCTCAACTCTATCAACATGCCAACCAGCTTGTTGAGCTTGAAATAAAAAATAAAAACCAGTACCTGTTAAAACTACACCAAAATAAAAAATACCATTAGGATATTCATGCTCAACCAAACAACTTGTAACAAGATTGGTTGACTTATACCAAAAGTCTATAGTAAATGGATGACCGTCATAAAACAGCTCAGGCAATAACGATTCTTTGGTGTTTATGATAGTATAAAGAAAAGGATCCGTTTTGTTATATTGGACACATTGTATTGAGCCATCGGTGATAAGATTGCCATTATTGGCTATAAAGAGATTGCCAGAGGGAGTAGGATTCCCCTCTACCTTAAAATTACCATTGAATCTCATCAAAAACCTAGTATGATCATCAATCAACCCCCCCCCTAGTATATTCAATCATTCTTCGTCTCATAAAACCTTCATCTTCTTTAGCAAATATATTAAGCCCAATAATATCAACAACACGCTAATTGATGTGACAGCTATTGGCCATCTTGATTCTTTCTTATCATCTACATCCTTATGTTCGATGTCTGTCTTCTTATCAATATCCTCAATACCGGTGATCGTCTTATCAACGCCAAGGGAATCGGTCGTCACCGTGCTATCCCGCCGGCCGATGACGATATGAGCGTCCGTCTGGGAGGACACGGGTCGCTCCCCAGTGGATGGATCCACCTCCTTCGTAGTATCGAATTTCCTCTCAGTTATGACAATATCAGCATTAAGATCAGATGTCCTGATCTCTACGATCTTCCGGTCCATGACCTCATCTATCATCGTCTCTATCCTGCTTATCAAACGATTATCTATAGACGTGTCGCTAACCTGCCTCCTGCTTCCACAAGAGGACAGGAATAGCGACAGACCTAAACAAAAAACAGCCTTAAGACTTATCCTTAACCTTATCATCAGCAATCTTCTTTATATCGTCAAACATCTCGTCAGGTATGTTTTTAGAGAAGCCAAACATCTTGAATACGTTTATTCTCTTGAATACAGCCTTGAACACCTTAATCAGATAAGCGTCAGCGAAAGCATCCCCTATCGTATTCAGGAAAAGCATCACATATCCAACAAGGGCTATATACACCCCATATTTGGTAACGGTAAGTATCATGCTAGCCTCCTCCTCGATCGGGTATAACGTCTTATATATAACACATAATGTCATTACTATAAAACAAGACAAAGCGAACTCCTTAAGAATATCAGTAAACCTGACCTCCCTAAACCATCTCTTGAAACTAAACCTCCTCCTACGGCTTCTACGGAGCTTCCAGCCCCTTACGCTTTGCGCTAACCTAGCCAAAAAATTCGCTATTAATACTATAAGTAATACAGTCAATAAATGATGCACTGGCTGGAAGTAAGCCCAACAAGAGGTACCATACGCAAGCGCAATATTCCACAAAGCCCCTACTCGCTCTATCATGTCTTTGTCTTTCATTTTATACCCCACTCGCAAAGTTAACTACTATACCATTAAGTACCTAAAACACCACAGCATGTATACCGTTCCTCGTATCAAGGCTGTCAAAATGCAACCAACCCACCTTCCCTTCAAGCCGGAAAGGATATGGTAACATATCTTGATGATCCAAAATCAAGCCTCTGGCCTGTTCCGCCGTCATTGACTTGACATCGAAATCCCCAGCCTTACCCAACACATGAGCGGATAGATAAACATCTTTCTTATCCTTAACTATCTGGCAGATGTTGCATCTAAGACCACGTTGGGAAAACTGCCCCTGCTTGTCCCAATTATTACAATACATAGGCTGTTTGATTATATCCCTCCGTAATATAAGAAGATTATAGAGAAACACTGTATCAAGAAACTGCCACGATCTGTCCTTCCACTTATTGTATGTATGAGGACACACCAATTCCACTATATCAAAATACGAACCTAATTCTTTTATAATATCATTTCTATTCATATTATCAATTTTTAAAGTAATGCAAAATAATAATACCACGATAACCTGATCCTCCTCGACCGCTCGTAGCTCCACTATTAGACGCTTTAGAGGCTCCTCCTCCACCACCTCCATAATAAGTGGCATTACCTCCATTTTTGCCATTAATAATAACACCCTCAATATCCTCGACTCCAGCTCCATCACCTCCCCCGTGATTTCCGCCTTTCCCTCCGGATAAAAAGCCCATATTCCATCCTCTTGTATAAGCTCCCGATCCACCACCAGCGCCCATAGGATAAGGATATCGGTCAGGATATTTGTTGTTAAAAACATATGATCCATCTTGCCCTGGATTTCCCGGGGAAGGATCATGACCATCCCCTTCAACTCCATATCCGCCTCTTCCACCTTTACCTGCAATAGCCTGATATATACCGAATATACTATCACCACCTATATCTCCTACAACCACCCTATATGTAACACCTGGATTTACGGGTATAGTCCCAGTTAGTACACCACCTCCGTTACCGCCACTCCCGGCATTATATACATCGGAATATTCTCCATTAAGACCTCCGGCGACCAACGCGAACTCAACCTCATAGACCCCATCAGGAACCGCCCAATATCCATTATCCTGAGGAGATAGCTCCTCGAATACCTCTATTATCTTCCTTTTGGGTAACATCCTTCTTCTCATCATAAAGCAAATAGGATTTTACCCCCCCCCAATTTAGTTTTAAAATATTGATATTCATAATATTATTCTGGTTTAATCCTCCATCTCTGGGCGTAGTTATTTTTTAGCACATATATCTTCTCCATAGGTGTAGCGGGAGACCCGTTGGACGAGCCTTTCACGAATCCCTCTGGGGCCTGCTCCGTGCCGGAAGGACGCTGGTTTTCGGTTGGATAAATAGCATTATACATGCTTACCGAAAGACTATAGAACTGGTTCCTCTTCCCATCCTTAGCCACGGATGTCATAGTAATCTGATCCCATCCTACAACAAGGTCGTAGAAAGAGTTCACGAAATCATCTGATCTTTTTTGGCTATGAGTGGATCCATTCACGTTAAACCATGTAATAGCCCTCATCTCATAAATATAATCCGGAAGCTTATCCATTCTAAGACTATTGCTATGAGCTGCAATGAAACCAGTAAGATGTTCCAATCCCCTTCCAGACATATTATCATCATTCCAACCCGTCCTCCTTTCTCCACTTACCCAGCCATCTAAAAAATAAAAATCAGTAATATTAGGATTTATCTTATCTACCTCGAAAAAAGGAAGGGTATTTATATCAAAATAATTCCACATATCATAAGGACCAGGATGTATTTTCAACGAAGTTAATTTAGGAAGATCATTAAACTCCTTTATATACCTATCCAAATAACATGAAGACAATTCAAGGGTTTGAATATTTTTCATATTTTTTATATTCCTTATCCCGCTAGATTCTATATCCCTAAGATCAAGCATATTAAACATATTTAAATAATATACCTCTGTCTTACTGGTTATAGCCTCAGGAATTACGGTCATTCTTTGCCCTATATTTTGAAGATCGATATAAATTAACTTTTTGGATCTTGACAACTTGTCTACAGGTATACCGTCATTAACATACAGCGTATGGGATACGACCAAAAACTCAAGTCCTGGTATATCCACAATCGGGAAAGATGTCATCTTGCAAACTTGGATATTGGCATAATAAATATCACAAGTAAAATCTATCGACACAGCCCGTTGTACGTCCCTCCTCCCATCAGCGTAAGCATGATTATCCACAGGTACGTATTGCGATCCATCCTCCTTCCTGAACCACCACGTAGTATTGGGATTTTTCTTATGTTGTATCGCTAAAGAACGGAATATAATACGATAATTATCCTCCCCTTGAACCTTGGTCATAGGAAACTGCTCCTTTATCCCATCCCCCCAATCCACATTAGCCATACCGGGCTTTCTGGATCTAAACTCGACAAACGTATTATAAGGATTACCAACGACAGGATCAGGTACATAATTATAATCATCGGTATAATAAGTGCCCTATCCCATGTAGTGAACCACACGAACTTGTTGGATGATGCCTCGTATTTATATAATGTCTTAGCCATTACCTATCTTGTTAAAATATTCTACAATAACATTCCTGTCCAATCCCATAGAATCACATAAATACTCCCCTTCTGGTTGACCCCCAAACGATAATACCTTATCCGTATCATGAGCTAAAACATCTCCATTGCCTACAAAGGTACGCCCATCGTCAAATACGATAAGCTTATATGGCTTATACGACCTCGTGTCAATATCAGAAGATCGTATTGACCTTAACACCGAAGCCTCTGGCGCCATACTAAACCTCCATCTATAATTATTCATAAGCACATAAACCATCTCCATAGGAGTCGACGGAGAGCCATTAGACTGACCCTTTATAAAACCAGAAGGTGCCTGTAATACGCCACTAGGTCTTTTATCAACAGGACTGGAAGCCGAATACATAGTTAAATACAATCCATAAAACTGATTCCTTTCGCCATCAGAAGCAGAGGAGGACATAGTGAGATAATTAAACCCCATTACCTTATCATATAATGTTGATATAAACGTATCACATCGACTTTGGGTTGACACGCAGAAATACATATAAAAGCTATTCATAGACCTCATCTCATATATATAATCCGGTAGATTACTTACATCTATATTACTATAACTATGTGAAGCGTCGAGACTCTCAATGTTTTCCAACCCCTTACCACTCATATACGGATGCCAACTTACAACGGATCCATACCATCTGTTTATATGACTGAAAATTTTTAAACTAGAATTTATCCTATCCACCTCATCCATAGCCGGGCATGTATTAGGATCAAACGATGGCATAGCCACTCCCGGGGATATATATAATTCTCTTAGCTTGCTAAAAGACAGCCATTCCCTTGGATATACCCTAACCCTTCCACCAGCTAAATGCAATATCTCCAAATTAGGCCACATGGAAGGGAATTTCCTTATATTGGAAGCTTCGGTATCACTAAAGTCAATAGACTTGGACAAATTCAGACCTTTCAATTTAGTTAGTCTATTCCAATCCTCCGGGATGGACGTCAACGTATCCACACCAAACTCACTTAATGTTATACGCTCTATATTTACCGATCTCATTATCCTATCCTTTGGTATATCTGTTATGGTACGATCCCCAGGAATACTTATAATTATATTGATAAGGCTAGGCATATCAAGTATAGGGAAACCTACCATCATAATCCTATAGGATTCCATCTTCGTAACATCATTGGTAAAAGACATGGATATCACACGCTCCTTATCCATGCCATCATCATAATCATGATTGGGGGCGGGAACATACTCACTCCCATCCTCTTTGTAAAACCACCATGGATGACTGTCTGGATTCTTACGATAACTTATATCCCTTCTCCTGAACATCAACCTATATTGACCATATATAGATCCACTCCTAGCCTTTACAAAAGGGAATTGTTCTTTACTCCCATCTCCCCAATCAACCTCGCACATGCCGGGAGCATTAGAATAAAATCCTATAATCTCATTATAATTATTACCATCCAATATAGGATCAGGCACATCATCAGTAGTATCATTCCTGTTAACGCCCCTAAAAGCGTATTTACCCTTAGTAAAAAAGGTTATAGACCCTTTATTCGTATCCTTACATATCAGCCTCATACCTCTCCCTCCTCTATTCTCCTGAAATACTCGACAACCGGTGAACTGTCCAATCCCAGATCGTTACAGATATCTATAGCCTCGTATTTGTCGGCGAAATTATACTTACTCATATTATCATCCAATACATCTCCGCTGAACACGGATACATGGCCGTCCTTTACGCCAAGGACGAACGGGGTAATCCTAGCCTTCCCAGCCCGCCTTGCCCTCGTAAGGGCGGCCTTAGAAGCTGGGGCAGGGGCCAAGACCCATGTCTGCCCGTAGTTATTGGTAAGCACATACACCTTCTCCATAGGCGTCGTAGGATTACCGTTGCTAACACCCTTAACAAACCCCTCAGGGGCTTGATAAACGCCAGATGGTCTCTTGTTGGTAGGAGATGCGGAAGTATATAAATTTAAGATAAGTTTATAAAACTGATTCCTGTTACCGTCAGAAGCCGTCTGTGACATCGTTATATAACTCCACGACATTATCTTATCATAAAATGTATTTACGAATGTATCAGCCCTCTCCTGCGTATTTATAAAAAATCCTTCATCACATAAAAGCCATTCCCTAAACTCCCTTACCTCATACAACCAATCTGGAAGATCATCTACCGGCACCGTGCTTGATGCACAATATGTCCGCTGAATCTTGTTCAACTTACCTCCCACTAAATCCTGCTTCCATGAACTA